CGCCACCTTGGCGATAGAAATGGTTATTAATTCTAACCATAATATTCGCGTTCGATGTCGCTACGTCATTGTTATTTGGATCTTGTGAGATATCAATTGCTTGAACCACATAAGTTCCGTCTACACCTGACAGAGATACATCTAATTGTACTAAAGATATACCTGTCTGAGTGTTTCCTGATGCATTGTTTACTGTATAGTTTTTAAAGATATCAGCAACTGCAAAAATTTCATCAGCATTTATTTCATATACTGTATCCGGACCATCTATTACGAATGCAACGATGTCTGATGCATTTGTAGATTGTGGATAGAAGTTACTAAACGTTGGTTTTTGAGTTGTTGGATCTGTATAAAAACAACCATTAAAAACGCCTACAACTGAATCAGAAGTGTTAGTAACATATCTAGATATTGTTCCAGAAGCAAGTGGTTTTACCAAATCTCCTTGAAAAATACTAGTTGAGTTACCAGACGCAATTCTGTATCTGTTTTGTGCGTTAATAAATGGGCTACCGTTTAATTGTCGACTTGGTCTTAAACCAAATCTTTCAAGTACGTTTGCCATTTTATATTTTCTCCATTTTATAGTTTATATTTACTTTGTTGGTATTACAAAAAAATTACTTTTTGTTACCACCAAAAGTTACACGAGATTGTCGATTAATATTAATCGGCATCTCTGGTCGCTGTTCCTTCATAAGATCGTTATCTACAGCTTTAATCTGCTCTGAACTTTTTTTATTAAAGTAAGCAGTTCTCTGTTTTACAATCTCGATCGGTATCCTTGCCAGCACAAGGCCTCCAACTCCAATAACACCCATATGTTTACCGTCAGAAATAACAGGATAGTCATTATCACCAATTAGGTCTTTTAATTCTTCAGCCCTAACTAATTCATAACCCTCTCTAAGTTTCTTAGACATGTTTGCTGTGTCTACGAAACCTGCTGCTTCTGCTCTAAGCCATCGGTGTTTATAACCTTCAGGCGCGGGTGGTGCATCTAAGTTAGATGGTAGAACCCATTGAGTTTTTCTCTTTTCTTTAGACCTCAACTCTGAGTTGCGTGAAGTCTTCTTTATTTCTTCGCTCATACTAATTTGCCTCCTTCACGTATTTTGCGTATTCTTCTAGTGGCACCCCTAATTTTTTTGCAATAGCAACCTGTGACTTGGTGAGTCTCACAGTTCTGCGTCCAGTTTTTCCTCTATTTGCAGAGGCAACAGTTTGGACGGGCTTTTTCTGTTCTTGCTTATCTTCAGCAAACTTATGAGGATAAATATCCTTCATCTGTTTGTTGATTTCATTATAATACTCGTCACTGTCCAGGTCAAACCCTTCACTTTGTAGTTTTTCATGAACTTGAAACGCTGTATTAGTCATGTACTCATCACTTCCAAACCAAGTATTTTCTTCAGCCCACTTTTTAGCCTTAGTACTTGGTGCTACTGCTTTTCTTTCAAATTGTTGATTTTGTTCAACATTTTGAGCTTCCTTATCCTTTTGTTCAGATTCTTTTTTCTGCTTTTCTTTTGTAGCAATAGATATTTTAGCTCTTTCTTTCTCAACAATTAATCTAGAAAGTTCTTCATTGGCAGATATGATTGCTTCTGCGTCTTGAGATTCTATAGCTTCTTTTAGTTTCTTTTTAACAGTATCTTTTTCAGCATCTATTCTAGCTTCATACTGTTTAATGTAACTATCATCTATTTCCTGATACTTTTTCTGAGCATCAGTATATTTTCTCTGTAAACCTTGAGCATAATCAAGAGCTGCCTGTTCTCGTCTTTCTGCTTCACGCATCTTACGAGTAAGCTTATCTATTCTTTTTTGAACAGCATCACTGAAAGAAGATAAATCTTCTGAATCAGCAGGTTTGTCTTCTTTGACTGCTTTTGGTTCTTCTTTTTCTTCTACAGATATATCAATCTTTTCTTTTTTATCTTGACTGTAATCTGTATATTCTAAATCTACTTCTCCTAGATTTAGATTTGGTCTTTTTTCTTTTTCTTCCTTCTTCTCTTCAAGTTGTATGGTTGTTTCTCTTGCGTCATCAGTGTCTAATTCAACATCTGGCTGACGCTTTGCTTCTTCAGCCATACATACTCCTTGTTATTTAGTACAGTTGCAAAATAGATTCAGGATTCTTAATTGTACTAATGATTTCATCATCGTTAAGAATTCTGATTTCTCCTCCCTCTATTTTGAATCTTGCTCCCGCGTATCGACCAAACATAACCCACTCTTTTGGCTTACACCATGGTCCATTCGGAAACTTTTTTTCGTCTTTATAGCAAAGATCTCCCATTTTTAACACGTAGCCACATACAGATGTCATCTGTATTGTTTCTAATGTATTTTCTGTGAGATGAATGCCGCCCTTTGTTTTTCTAGCACCAGCATGCATTAAAACTAATATTCTATATCCTGTTGGATTAGGTAATTGGTCTAGTGCTGATTCTTGAAAATTTTCTGGAGTTAAAGATGTTTCTTTAACTTCTTTTTCTTTGTATGAATCTAAAAGTGCCTCTTTAAGTTTTGGTACTTCCAGACTTTGTGTCTTTGTCGTCATCAAATAGCTCCTGTTTTTTCTGCAGGTCAGTGAGATCCTGTAGCAGGGTTTCTAAGCCCTGTATTTTTCCTCTAATATACAAGACATCATCCCACTTGTCTACACTGTAGACCAGAGCTTCTTTTAGACGTTCTACTGATTTATTTATATGATTTTTTACGTACTTATAACTCTCGTAATCTATCATCCGTTCTCTTGATCTTTTGGTTGAGGTCTATTTGCCATTGTTCTAGCAACTGACTCAGCTGATCTTCCCACAACGTAACCACCAAGACCAATCTGTAAAAGTGTCCACACATCTCCTGGTAATTGTATTGTTATAGAAGCTTTAAAAAAGAATAATATTACTGGTCCTAATACATAATTCCATACAAGAATAAATATTAAAACATACATTAACAATGGTCTCCAACTAGCTGCAAACCAACCAGCTTTTGCTTCAGCCTCTACTATTTTAGCTGCAGCTTGTAACTCTGCTGTGTTAGATTGTAATAATTGTGTTTGTAATTGTGCTTTTAATTTTTCTTGTAAATCTTTATCAGGTACTGATTTCTCAATTGTACTAAATAAAATTTTAGCAAGAGGTGCAACTGCATTTAACATTGGTAACATTATTACTCCTTAAAACTATTTAAATAATTCATATACTTATCATATAACTCTTTATTTTCTAACACATGTAACTGTGAATTGCAATTAATGCATAATAAAGCTCTAACTTTACCAGTTTTATGGTCATGATCTACAACTAATCCTTTTTTAAATTCATCAGCATGCCTTTTACAAATTTTACACTTGTATTCTTGTTCATGATGCATAGATAAGTAATCTTCATAAATTATTCCATATCTCTTTTTTATAAGAGATCTTTTTAATTGAAATCTTCTTTTTTCAGGATCCCTTTTAATATAATCACGTGAATATTTTTTAATTCTTTCTTTATTTTTTTGATAATAACGTTGTTGTCTTATTCTAGCTAATTCTTTAAGTCTAAATAATTCTAATTCGTTACTTTTTTCTAACATTAAGTTTTTTTAACTTAGATTTTTTTAGTTTAAGTTTTTTTAATCTTAATCCTTGAGATGCAGGCCCTTTTAATGGTGGTGGACCAAACTTTTTACCTATCACCAGAACCTCTAGGCTTATTAACTTTCATTGCAGTAGATTGCATTGATACAGCTAATCTTTGAGCTTGTAAATCTCGTTGTTGTTGTAATTTTTCTTCATCTAAATCTAATCTATCTTCAAATTGAGTTTGCTGTTGATCTAATTTTTCATCATCATACTTAGCTCTTCTTTGAATATCCATAGCTTTTAAATCTAACTCTCTTTGTTTCAAAGCAACTAACGGATCTTGTTGAGAAGTTGCTGATTCCTCTTGAATAAGGGCCATTGTTAATTCGTTTATTCTTTGTGCAACCAAAGCATCTGCTTCTATTCTAAAAGCATCTGGATTAGTTTGTTCCATCTCAATATATTTAGGATCTTGCTTCATTGCAACATAAACTTCCATTGTAGCTTTCAAAGATATGTGTTCTGATATGTGTCCTTGAAACAAAGCATACACAGGTGGATTAATTTGTACCATTCTACTTTGCATAAACATTTTATGAGCCATAATATGTGCATCATGATCTTGTTCAGCAAAAGCTTTTGGTAATTTCATCTGCAATCCTTCCATATTTTCAATTGCAGGGTCTTTTGGAAATGGTTTTTCTGGTCTTAACAAAATTTCATCAACATTTTTTGTTCCAAGTGCAGAATATACACGTCTATATGCTTCATAAACGTTATGAATTTGCGGATTTGTCTGTGCAATCTGCAATTGTGTCTGCGCAAGTGTAATTCTTTGTGCCATTGAGAAAATATTTGGATCTGCAACTGGTAAAATATCTACTCTGTCATCAAAATCTGTTACTTTTATTGTTCTTTCACCACCATAAACATCATAAGGATAGATTGGAGGTAAATATTCTGCAAAAACTCGTGATAAAATTTTAAATTCTTGTTTCATTGCATAATAAATTCGTTTATGAATTGCTGACATCACTCTTGCACCACGTTCTAACAGTGCAATTGTTGTTCCAACGGCTGCTTGTTGGTTTCCATCACCCACTTGCATACCTGCAATACCCGCGAAACGCTGACCAGCTTCAACACAGAAGCCCATTAATTGATACAGAGTAGCACTTGGCTCTTTAAATGGTAATAATTGAAATTGATCTCTAATATTTCCGCCTGGTGCGTCTACATCTCTAAACTCACCTGGTTGAATTGGTTGTTCATCATCTCTAATTCTCATTCCTCTAGACTTAAATCCAGCAGGTAAGTTAGCTAAAGTTCCTGCATCTAATAATTGTCTTAATGCAGAAGTCGCTGCAGTAGATAAACCACCTATCATATGAATTAAACCAAATCCATAAAAACCTAAACCTGGTAAAAACTTATAATGTACAAAGTAATTTATTTTTCTAGCTTTAGGATCTTCTTTTTTGTAATTTCTATATATAGATAAAATCTCTTGAGAAGTTTCATCTATTGTAACTATGTATGGTATTTTTACATTGTCTTCATCTTCAATATCTAGATCAACATGCATTTCTAAAACAGAATAAGTATCATCACTCTCTGCTCCTTTAGAAACACCTTCTAACTCATTATATTTTTTCTTAATATCAGATGTATTATCTTGTGGTGGATTTAATTCTATGTCTCTGTAAAAACCAGCTACTTGTTTTTTCTTAATCTCGTTCTCAGTCATTCTAATGATGTGAGTAAT